TTAATTCTATCTAAAGCCGATTCTCTAACTTGTAACGTTTTGTTACCCCAAATAATAGTACCTGTATCAGAGAATGTTGCGATTGGGTTAATTCTGTTCTTGTATAAGTCATCTCTTTCATCAAGAGTTAATTTTTTGGTTGCTTTAATTGCATTTACCAAACCTCTTGAATAACCTGCCACCGCAAACCAAGGATAAGAAACGTTATCTGTCAACGCAATGTTTCTAACTACCTCACCTGTTGGTGGGATATATAGTTGAGTTGCATTATCTGTGTCTCTTACTTGAATCCAAGGCCAATATGTTGCAGAATAGTTAGAATCAATTCCTTGTTCTTCTAAATCTGAAATAACATTTGCTGATGCCGATTCATTTGGAGAACCAATTATATAAATTGAATCTGCTCTATCATTTTCAACCATGTCTATTGCTTGTGTGACTAAAGATGAATGGTTGTAAAAATTAATACCTGGAGTTGCAAAAACGTTAATGTTAACAGCCTCAGGATTGGCAAATGTTTCAATACCCTTTAAATAAGCATATAAATCTGAGTTAGCCGTTCCAAATGCGGTTCCAAATAAACCACCATTATTTGTATTACCTGATGTATATGTGTTTTTTCCAAAAACATATGCGTCTGTATTTGTTCTTGTTTGTCTATAAATATCCCAACCATCATGACCACCACAAACTGCAAATGTGAATTTACGATAATTAATTGATGTTAATTTATTTCCATCTCCACCACTTTGTCCTTCTAAATCATACGGAGTACATTGATATGTTGTTCCTGTGATTGAGGCTGCGTTTGCCGATAAATGGAATCCATCAGTATAATTCATTGTGGACCCCGTACCTTTGAATTTAAATAAATCAGTATCATAACTGTAATAACCGTCAGAAGATAAACCCAATGATGTTTTTCTATATTTGTCACCACCACTTGTTAATCCTGTATAACCTGAAAAAGTTGCTCCTGTGTATATAGTATCTCCAGCATCAAAAAATTTAGTTTTGTATAAAACACTACCCAATTTTGTAGATCCCGAAAGTGTTGCTCCCGCAAAACCTTTAAATCCAGCAGGAAATGCGTCGACAGGTGCTTTATCACTCATTTGTAACATGATGTATTTTGAATTTAATGGATATTCACCATCAGATGTTCCGATTTTTCTCGCTATATAACCCGCAACATCTGGATTCATACTACATCTTGTGAATTTCTCCAATGCAATTACATTATCGTCAGAGTCGTTAAAATCACGTACCAATAAATCAAATTCACCAGTGTCAATGTTAATATTTTGTATTGTTATTTTAACTTCTGTATTTGCGGTATCTCCGTCTGAAATTGTAATAACTTCAAATAAATCATCAACTTTACCACCTCTTACTTCAGAAACTACTGTAGGTGACAACGTAGTGTCCCAACCATCTACAAAATTATTTCCCTCAGCGTTATATACTTCAGTCAAACTTAATCCACTAATTGAACCCTTACGGTAAAGGTTTAAATTTAAATTTGGATAAACTTCATGTACATAAACTGGTACATCACTATAAGATTTATCAAATGGTGCGGTTCCTAATACTTTAGTTATGTATTTTGGTGATGTTGTATCTAAACTACAAGTAAAAGTTTTTGCTCCACTTGTTGCACCTGTCACATAAATTGTAAATTCAGACAATGGATTTGATTCTAATGTTGTACCACTAATTTCAAATGAGGTATTACCTGTAACTTCATATACTAAAGTTTCACCTGAATAATGTCCTCTTGACCTTAAAGCTCCAACAATTATATTACTTTTTGTACCTAAAGTTTTAATTCCGAATGTTTTTCCTGCTTTATATCCTGTTAATCCTAATACTCTTGTTACGAATAATTGGTTGGATTCTTGTAAATATGATTTTGCAACATACCCTAATTCGTATTTTGGGTTACCGTCACCATATTTTTCAGGTGAAGTTGGTCCGAAGTATGTTTTATATTCATCGAAGTTTCCAATTAAAATAGGTTCAAATGCGGGACCTTTTAAGGTTTCACCCACTAAACCCAATGTTGTTACTCCGACGCTTTGTGCTACGAATGTTAGATCCTTCTCAGATGTGTACACACCTGGAGAAACGAATACTCTGTTTGAATTTGCCATCGATTTGTTTTTGGTTAAATGTTTTTATTAGTTATCTTATAAATATCTTTGTTTTTATCAAAGATTTCGATACTTTTTATAAAAAGATACTTATTTATCTTTTTATATCTTTAATTATGGAAAACAAAACAAAAAACGTCAAAATCAGTGAAAAACATCACCAACTACTTAAAACCCATTGTGAAAAAAATGGATTAAAAATTTATAAATTGTTAGAAAAGTTCATAGAAGACCTATGTAAACCCAAAAAAGACATATATGGGGAGTCTTAATATAAGTAAGAAACGGTAATAATTGAACCAACAACTGGATACCCTAATAAGGTAATACTTTGTTCACCAACGGTATATCCCGAATTTTCATCTTCAACCAATCCGTTAATATCTAATGAGATGACACTACTAATTGGATTAGATAAAGTAAATGTAATTGAAGATCCATCATATGTGAATACTTGTCTATCAACTTGAATAACCTTACCATATGTATCTAATATGACGTTGTTTCTACCTTTATAATATGTTATGAGTATTAAAGCGCCCATTGGAGGTGGTGTAACAAATGTTATTTTATGTGTATATGTAATATGATAGAAATTAACTCCTTTTTCTTGTAAAACTCCATTAACCGATACACCAAATAATGTACCGATACTTTCACCTACACTATATAATGTTTGTGTTCCGTTTCCTGTAAAATTAACATTAGTTAAACTAAGTGACTTATTTTGATATTTTCTCATATTTGCATTTTCATTTTGAAATTCGCTCATAATAAATAGTCGACTAACTGCGGGACTAACCTCAAACTCATCACTATCTATTAAGAACCCTAACATTGTAAATTTATAATTTTGCATATAAAATCTACGTCCGTCCAATGCTTCCATTGGACTTGTATCGTCAATACTATCCAATACAATAGGAATGTAGTGACCCTTTACTTTTGTGTAATCTTGTCTTGACGGAAATCTTTGTAGTACTTTTTTATTAAACTTATTCAAATCCCTAAAACGATTACAAATAATAGTAACTTCATATGAAATATCTACCGGAATTGGTTGTGGGATTTTATAAATATCAGCACCCATTGTTGATCCATTCCAAGTAGGTACGGTGGCATAATGAAATTGATATCTATCAGGTATTGTTCTTTGTACTGATGGATTGGTACCATATTGAACGTCTGGCTTTCTTATAATTGCAACAAACGGAAGTTCCATATTTCCATCCTCATTACTAAAACTCCAATTTTGTGTAAACTCACCCCATCTTTGAATGGTTAATATTTTATTAATAATTGGTATTTGAACGTTATTTGACACTACTTTAAAATTCTTATTTACATATTCCAAAAATCCCATATCCATATCATCATGTAATATTGATTCGGGTAAATAAGTGTCTGACTTTGTTATTTTATCTAACAATTCTTGTCTTCTTTCCGTCAATATTTTTTCAGGATATAGTGTTACACTAAGTTTTCTTTTTGGTATTCCCATGTTATACTCCTCTAAATGATGAATCTTGTACTGGTGTACATGTTATTGTTCGATAATATGGCTTATACCCAAACATATTATGTTTATTATCTGATGTCACTTTTCCGTCATTTGTAACGGTATAAAACCTTGTTCTTGTTTCAGATTCGGGATAACCAATATAATCACCGTATCTAATATCTACATTTAATTCATTTAAATGTTTAATATAAACAGAAAGTATCATATTACCTGGTTCCAAATAATGAAGTAAACCTGTTTTATATGCGGTATTTTTTGGTTCTTCAATTTTAACCAAACCATTAAATTCGATTGGTGGGAAATATTTTATTTCATCGGTTCCCACTTCGGCATAAACATCGTCATTTTCAGTCTTTTGTCTATCTACTCGATATAACACCAATTTCATGTTTAAATCCCCATGAAGATACTCCTCACCCATTTGAATATTCAAATCGAAGTCATCCTGTGAAAGGAATTTAGACATTCTGGTAATAGGTAGTTTATTGTTCATATCCTAATAAATAGTTTAATGTTACATTCTATTTATGTATATTTTAATAT